GGAGAATAGTTGCTAGTTTTACTTTATGTATAAGAGTTTCTTCTGTGTCATACTCACGAACAACAACTTCTGTAAGATTACAGAACTGATAGGGACGTAGTATTATTTCACTACATGGATTACAGCCAAACTCCTGCTCTGTATCTCGTCTGCCATTCTTAGACGCTTGCTTGATAGCTGACTGCCTATTAAAGATACCTCTCTCACCAGACTTACTTTCATAAAGAGAGAGCCATTCACGCATAAATGTGTCCATATCAGGCTTAAACCTGTAGGCTACACTATTATTTGCTAATGCACGTTGTCCTTCATTCTCCCACCATTGTCCAGACTTAGCATGACGCATCTGTGTATCTCCTAAATTAGATAGAGATATTAATGCAGACCTACGCACACCGCCCACTACAACTACTTCACCAATCTTACACATAATGTCATGGCACTCAAGCGGATACAATCTACGATTCTTAGCTTGTGTAAACTTTTCTATTAAGAACTCAAACAATTCTTCTAATGGGGCAGGACCACTAGCACGACCACCAAATGTTTTTAATCTAGCACCTGCAGGTCTGACTTCTGACACGTCCCATTGTGGTATTTGTCCTGCATACAACATGGCAATCATTTCTCGCAATGCTCTTGCCCATCCCGGTCTGCTATCAGCGACCTTTATAACTGTGTCACTCTTCTCAAAGTGTTCGTTTACAATCGGTAGTTTATCTACATTCTCTCTTTCAACAGAGAAGCCTACACCTGTGCCACACATCAGTACATACATAGTTTCATCAAACGCTCGTGGACTATCCACAGGTATATAAGAGCAGTTATATCCTGCTACGTGACATCTATCTAATGCAGAACCCGCAGTCATCAATGCTCTCATACTAGGCATCACACTCAATCCCATCATAGCGTCTTGTAGTTCATGCTTTGTAACCTGCGGAATAACATGGTTGTGTTTCTTTTTAAGATGTTTAGACATATAATCAATATATCTGCTAACAGTCTCAGTCCATGTCTCACGTCTTTGCTCGTCTTCCTTCCATCTAGCGTAGCGTGATAACGCAATGAAGTTTTGATAGTCGGTTGGTAATAAATTATTCATATTAATCTCTCAATGTTTTTATACTTTTAATCTTAGCACCGTGGACATCATAAAAATATTCCTTAATGCCATCCTCAATTTCTTCTGATACTCTACCATCAGCAGGAATGGGGTACTCCTCTGGGTCTATATCTATAGCTATAAGCATTTTAACTAACATTTATTTCTCCAGTATATAGTTTAAATATACTCTAGCTTTTTTAAGGTCTTCATCTTTACCTTTATCTTTCTCTCTAAAAGTATATTTAATATTGTTACCTTTACAATAACCTCTGAACTCAGCTTCATCTAAAGCTGCTCGTATCATATCTATACACTCTACTCCACCTTTTAGGTAGTGTGGTGGACTATTAACCATGTCAGTCTTGTTCTTCATCACGCTTTGCCCCATTCATAAATTTCAAGTGTATTATATTACTATCTTGTTCTTTGTCAATAAATAAATCTTGTTGCTCATCATTAGAACGATTAAGATAATCATGCAATAGATTTCTAAATGTTTCTACTTCTTCTATGATAGGCACAGAAGCACACATCATTCTACTAAACTGCATAAGCTCACTCCATTCATTTTCTGGCAGGTTATTGTCTTCTGATGTGATGACTACTATATCTGCACTACCCGACCACGCACCATTACTCTTACTTTTATTTGGACGAACTCTTATTATAAAATCATTCTTATCTATCTTATTTGCTATGTCCATATGCTTTCCTTTTATATCCATTAAACTTTATAAAACTTGGGTACTTGTCTTTGCCTTTTTCTTTTATCCATGCTTCAGGAATAATCCTGTCATAGTAAATAAAGTCGTATCTTTCACACCATTCACCGTATGTAGACTTTGCACCTTTCCTAAGTTTACGTCTGCTATTCTCAAACACAAAACGTATATCTAATTTAGGGTGTTGCTTCTTGATGGCAAGATGTTTTCTTCTATCTGATGCTGTGAACTGTCCTTTAGTTTCTATTATTACACCATTAAACAATACAAAGTCAGGTGTATATGTGCGGTAGGCTAAATCTTCCCACTCTATCTTGAAAGGCTCGTACTTAAACTTAACACGTTGTTCCTTCAGCAAGTCAGAGATTTTTATTTCCAGACCGCTACGATAGCCATACTTTCGTGCTGTCGCAAATTGTGCAAATCTATTTATAACCATACTCCTCGTTTAATTCTACATACGCAACCATTCTAGGTTGCTTGGCTTGGGACTTGACAGCAGGTCTTTCCACAAGGTTTGACCAACAATCAAATCGGTACGAGCAGAACTTACAGTTCGTGTTCAGTATCTTATTACCTGTAGGCTTACCCCTAAATGTTTCATCTTCAGCTTCAAAGCAACGCTTAAACTTATTAGCCTTTACAACATCCACAGTATTAGATATCTTCTTTACTTCTTTATCCATATCTAAACCACTAGCAGGCACATACTTGAATTGTCCATTAGCCTTATTTACAACCCACCAACCACCTGCTCTTTTACCAGATGCTTTGGCATAACCTGCTAACTGTCCAATGTAGCCAAATCCATCTGACTCCGCAAGTTTGTCATAGGACTCAAACTTATTTCTGTAAGACCAATCTGAAGCAGACTTAATATCATCTACCGCATCATTGACAACTATATCATATGTGCCAGATACTTTAGAGTCACCTACATCCAAAGAAACTTCCTTAGAATCTTCGTACTGTATGCCTGCTTCAGTCATCAGACCTTTGAATACCGCTTCCACTATATCTCCTAGCATCATATTCATAACGAACGTAGTAGGAAATGGCAGAGCTTTCTCAGGTTTGTTCTTGTCATACCATAGCTGACAAGTTGGTCTCCCCACATTCGACATGCGTAACCGAAAGTCTTTACGCTTTTTCTCCCCGCCAAACTGACGTTGCATGGCTTCAGCCACATCAGTAGCCACTTGTTGTATAGTTGTCTTAGACATAGCAGTCTTGCCCTTGACAGCATCATCAAGATATTGATGCAACGCTAGTTCAGCAGGATGATTCATTAGGCTACTTCCTCTTCAACTTCAATGTCAACTAGATTATCAACAACATCAATATCATCATCTTCCATTTTAGAGTTAGCCTTCTCTGACCATAGATTCATAATGTACTGATTGTAGTTATCCAACCATGCTAGGAAATCGCCAAACATACTCTGGTCATCTGAAGTAACTTCCAAAGTTTTAGAAACATCAAGAGACACAACAGGAATGAAGAAGCTATTACCATTTGGTAACTTTTTCTCATCAGTCGTAGCTGTAATCATATGATGTACTGGTAATCTCTGTAGCTTTGCTAGGTTAGCGAAAGGCTCGCCCACAATTTTGAAGGCATCTCTGTTATCTATCTCCCATATAAAAGGCATGGGGTCAACAGTCACTTCCGCACCAGTTGCATCTACAGGATGCACCAATTCTACTGTACCAAAAAGAACTCGCACTCTTTTAATCTGCTTGATTAAGTCCTGAGTTTTCTCTGGCAATGATTTAAAGTCCTGTATGTAACCTGCAGGTTTACCACAGTTAAATCCACCATCGTTGTCCTTTAAATCTACATTAAGATTATCCGACATAACAGTTTTAATATATCTGTTAGGCGCATTAGCACCACCCATTACAAATCGCTTGTACATAAACCTTTGCATGTGTGGTCTAATCTTAACAGAGTTAGCATAATAAGTATCACCATCTGGAATCTCCAGTTTGTATGTACCACCGCTAACAGTCTCTACGTTTACACTCTTTCCTTTAACTTCTGCTGTACCCATGATTGGCGAATGATTAATGCGTAGCCTAGCTAATGAACTGCTTTTAGCTTTAGCAGGTGCTTCATTAGCTATGCCCATAGCCTTTGCCATTGAGCCATAGTTGTTCGGGTCTATTGT